GATCCTGGCCGTCCTGGCGCTCCTGCTGGCGGCTGTCCTGCTGGCCGTCGGCGCTGCGTCGGCCGGCGGCCCGGTGCTTTGGAAAGAGCACTGTCCCGCTACGCATGACGTGCAGATCGTTCCCTCCGACGACTGGGGCGGCGTGCATGTTCTGTGCGTGCTCGGATCGGAGGAGGCCGAGAAGCGGTAGCAGGCCCTCCCTGGCCCCCTGAGCGTCCCTGCACAGGCCCCCAGCCCCGGTATCGAGGCTGGGGGCTGTCTTTTTCTGACCCCGGTCAGGCGGCAAAAATTGGTCGAAAAGTTAACAATAAAGCACTTGACAAAACCTAACGTTAGGTATATAATGGTTACAGTTGAGTAAGTCAAACAGGGCCACGGCCCACAGCAACAAGGAAACGTAGATGAGCACTTATACCACCTTCCACCCGATTGACACAAGCCCCGAGAACAGCCACTTGGCCGAGATTGTTGCCAGCATGACCGTTAACGGCTGGCAAGGTATGCCCCTGCTGGCGGCTGGTGATCAGTTGTTGAACGGGACGCATCGCTACACCGCCAGCGAGATCGTCGGCATCGATCCGATGGTGCACGAGATGGAGATCACTTTGAATTGGGGCGACGAAGACGAATATCTGCTCAGAGACCTTGCAGATGCACACGATACCCTCGAGATTTTACGGGCGCTGCGGGCGCTGCACGACGCCGGATACGTTGATGATTACTCGGTTGAGATCATGGCAGCCGAGTACGCAAAGGAGTAGGCGATGATCACCGTTACTAAGACTGGCAACTGGCAACTCTATTGGGGCGCCATGCCCCTCCCCGACGGTGGCGAGGGGCTGGGGCTGGTCAAGCGCAGCACTGGCGAGACAGGGGCACTGATCAGACTGGCATCAGGCGTCTACGTGCAGGGCAACGCTGGCGGCATCCGCAACTTGCCGCAGGGTGATATACAAACGGCACTCGACAGCAGCGCCGCAGCCGCTACCCTGGGCAGCATCCGCAGCGAGCGCAAGGCCGCCGCCAGCCGTGCCAACGGCGCAGCGCCCGTCAAGCCCGGCAGCAATCCACGCGGCCGGCCACGCAAGGCGACAACGGAGGAGTGAGCGAAACGCCCTGTGTACGCCACTGTACAGCCCCTCGCAGCCATCCGCCGCGCAGGGGCTGTACGTTTTTGTGGGCAACCCCGCAAAACCGCTCTCAGGGGCAATCCTGGATTGTCACCGGGCCGACCGTGTAGGCCGTCGCCTCCCCGCTCTGCGCGACGTGGTTCAGCCAGTACACGCCCGGCGCCAGGTCGGGCACCGTGCGGCTGGCCGTCGCATCGATACTTAAGGGCCGCACCAGCGGGATCTCGTAGGAGACGGCGGTCGATTGCAGCACCACGCCGCCCTCCCGCTGCCACGCTTCCACTACGTGCCAGATCACCGGCAGGTCAACGCCGCGCACAGACACGCGCACCGGGTAGCGCATCGTCTCGCCGGGGCAATACGCTGACCGCTCCGGTTGGATCACCTGCGAGCCGTATTCGACCATCTGCGCCGGGGCCATCGTCAGGATGGCGTACAGCAGCAAGCCGATCACAGCCATCAGCAGGCCCACCAGCGCCCCAACTCCCCGCCGCGTTGTCCACATCCGTTGTGCCAACATCGCCGGGGTCATGCTTGTCTCTCCAATGTCACAATCGCCATGCGCCAGCACAGCACGGCCAACGCCAGAAGCGTAGCCTCGAACGTGGCCCCAACAAACCACGTCCCGGGCGCAAACAGAAGCTCGCGCGTCTGGTAGACGAAGAACAGGCTGGCCGCCGCTGCGACCACCAACCCGGCCATCGCCTGCCACAGACGCACCTGCCAGGGCGGGTTCAGGCGCCGCTCGATGGCCTTCACCCGGCCGTCAAGCCCGTCGATGTGCTGTTCGATGTCGCCCAGGATCGTCTTGCACTGCTGGACAATCGCCAGCGCCTCGTCGCTGTGGCCGGCTGCCATCGCCTGTCTGAGCGCCTCGCCGCGCGCCGCCAGGTCGCCGGCGCTGGCCGCATCGCTCATAAACAGTTGCGGCTGGACCCGGTCGCTGGCGTGCCCCTTCAGCGCTTCCAGGGCGATGGTGTGCGCCGCCCGCACCGGCTCCCCGCTGGCCAGGGCGTGAAAGAGCGCCACGTTGTAATCGACCGCCGAAGTGTCCGAGATGCTGGCCGCCATCGCGACCAGGTGCACCCCTGCCGGCGGGAGCACGTCCGAGAAGCCTTCCACGTCAGCCCGCTGCCCGCTCTCGCACACCGCCAGCACAGCCAACGTCACGCCGGCCCGCTTCAACTCCGAAGCCAGCCAGCGCGGCTCAATCTCGTTGCCGCCCGGCAGCAGCAGCCGGCCGCCTGCGCCGTGGCCCGACCACAGCAGCGCCCCAAACCGGCCCTGGCGCAGCCGGCCCTGGATGCGCTCTTGCGTCACCAGCGGCCCGGTCAGGGGATGCACTTCCACGCCGGCCACGTCGCCCAACCGGGTCAACTCCGATCCGCTGGCCAACCTGGGCAAGCCATCGATCTCCGGCGCCACAACCAGCACGCGCATAGTTACCGCCCGCCTCCGCGCCAGTAGCGCAGCATCGACCCCAACACCATCGGCGTGCCCGTCGCCACGAAGCACAGGAGCACGGTCAGGAACGCCTGCACGCCGGCCAACAGCATGTAGCCGATCAGCGTTCCCAGCACGCCGACGACGACCAGCCACGAAGTTAGGCCGTGGGCGCGCGGTAGTTGCCGCTGGGCGTATTCGACCAGCCAGTTATACAGGATGCCGCCAACGGCCAGCAGTAGAAGAACGCGCCAGGTTTCCATCACATCACCATGCACCATTGTACACCGGCACGTAGCCAGCCAGCGCACCTGCCTTGTTATACACGGGCCATTGGTACGCCGTCGCGCCAGATGGCGTGTTCGTGTTGACCGCGAGCTGATCCGTCTCGGTCAGGCCGATGGAGCGCATCAGCTCGCCCTGCGCTTTGGACGCGACCGGGTGAAGGCTGGCCATTAACAGCCGCTCTTGCCAGGTAGTCGATTTTCCCAATGGGCCGGCTTGCGTCGTGCCCTCTAGCGTCACGCCCAACAGCCGCCTCCGGCCGCCAAAAGTGATCTCGCAGCGGGCAATGCCGCCACGGCCAAGCTCGGTTGTCACCTGGCGCACCGGGTAGCCGCCTGACAGCCCTAGCGCCGTAATGTTGACTGCCAGGTTGTTCCCCGGTTTGATACCCAGCCGCTCTACCTGGAGCTTGCCGTCCACCGCCTCCCATTCATACTCGTCTACCACCGCCTGCGCGATAGCCTGCGCCATCGCTGCGTTGGTGATCGAGCGGTCAACAATCTCGTAGTCAAACCAGCGCCCGTAGATGCTGTAAGACGTAGGCGGCGATGTATTGTAAGCCGTCTCTGCGACCTGGGCGCCGTAGTAGTAGCCAACGACGATCACGGCGCCGTTGGCTGGCGCGCTGCCAGTGTTCCAGCGGATCGTGCCGCAGGAGTAGTCAACCAGCACGTCGTAATCGGTGAAGCTATGATACCAGTCCGTGCCCCACGACTGGAGCGCCCCGTCCACGGTAATCAGCACAACGTCAATGACCGGGAACTTGGATAACTGGAACAGCAAGGTAGACCCGTCTCCGGCCAGGATGTCTTCTTGCTTGAGCACCTGTACGCCGCCGTACACCGTTACCCGGTTGCGGATGTCGGACCCGTCCCGGCGCACCGCAGGCTTGGAGAGAGGCGGAAAAGACGTTGTGTAGTTGCAGTACTCCACCCCGGCAATGCCGAATGATGCCAACGTGCCTACGAGGTTCCCGAAGTGAACCTTCTTGTCGCCGTCAATCCACCAGTCGAAGCCCACGGCCAGCGCCAGCCGGTCCAGCGCATCGGTGATCTGCTCGTTGTCTACCAGGAATTGCCCGCCGGCGCCCCATGACCCCGCCGAGACGTAGGTCGTCACATCAAACTCGGTCTGGGCCGGAGGAGAGCCGGACGGATCGAGCGCATAGTTGAACAGGTCGGCTACAATGTCGCCCGGATCGGTTGCCGATGTGTAGCGCCGGCTGACAGGCGGTGTGCGGTTGAGCGCCGTCGCCCACTCCTCTACCAACACGTCGTAAGTTGCCCACCCGTCCGGCTGATCCTGGTCGATGGCTGGCGTAACATTCAGGATGAAGCCGCCGAAATAGGCGCTGGCCAGGGTATCCACGTACAGCCGGCACTCTTGCCAGGAGGTCACGGTCAATCCGCTGCCTTTGGCCATCATGGCAAAGCGCATTGTCCCGATCTCGCCTCCCAGCGGCTGCGTGACCGTGATAACACCCCGGACGTAGGCGCTGTAGTCTGTCCCGCCAATGTCCAGCCGCCAGTAATGATGATCGTCCAGCGCCGTGCCAGCCAACTCCGCCGTCAAGGCGATGATCTGGCCTACGGCATCGGCCATAGTCTCCCAGGATGCAGTAGCGCTGTGCGCGCCAGCCCCAACCGAAAGCGTGTCAGTTGTCCAAGCGAAGTCATCCGTAATACGAGAGTTCGCAAGCCCGCTGCTGAACACTTCGTTGACAACGTTATTTGCCGAAAACGCAGCGAACAGCATGGCCGGCTCGGTGATCGAGATAGCGCCTGTCCCTAGTTCCGTGATGCCCGTATCGCTGCCGCTTTCCTCAGCCGCCAATGCTCCGATCTTGGCCACGTTGCTGTATTCGTGCAGCGCCAGCGTCCAGGATGCCGATGCGCTG